TCCAAAAACACACAACCGAATTAGAATCATATTCGATCAAACACAAAAAAGATTTCAATAAGTTTGAAACTGTTGCAAAAGAAGTGATTAAGAAAATAGAGTTGATGCAGGAAAGTGGCAAGAGTTTAGTCGGGTTGGATACTGGATACGAAAGGTTAAATAAAATTTCTCACGGGTGGCATTCGCCTGACTTGGTTATCTTAGCAGCGAGACCTGCGACCGGCAAGACTGCATTTGCTTTGAACCTTGCGGTTAACTTAGCGAAACAAAATATACCAGTTGCATTTTTCAGTTTAGAAATGAGTACCGAACAATTAGCGACAAGAGTTATTAGTTCAATGACGGGGATATATTCTAATTATTTGGCTAAAGCTGAAATCCATGAGGGGAATTGGCGAACTATTTTAAGTACTGATTTTAATTTACCTTTGTATATTGACGATTCAGCGAGTTTGAATATTGTTGATTTTAAAGAAAAGGCAAGAAAAGCAAAAAAGAACTTCGGCATTAAGGCTATCTTTGTGGACTACTTACAACTTTTAACGGTTTACGGGAAAGGAAATAGAGAACAAGAAATCAGTACTATTTCAAGAACATTTAAGGCAATGGCGAAAGAATTAGACATCCCAATTATCGCATTGGCTCAGTTAAGCAGGGATGTTGAGAAAAGAAGTGGCGAACCAAGATTGAGCGACTTAAGAGAATCAGGGGCAATAGAGCAAGACGCTGACATTGTAATCGCATTACATAACGAAGAACCTGAATCCGATAATCCATTGATAAAAGTTTTATATTTGAAACATCGAAACGGAGAGGTCGGATTCATAAGACTTCAATTTGAAAAGGGTAAACAATTATTTAAAGATACATTATAAAAAAAACAACATAACAAAATGAAAAAAATAAACAAACAAAACACGCTAAAAAACTTTGCTATTGCATTACTTAGCTTACTAACTTTTGCAGGATGTCAAAAAGACATTGTTACACCAGTTCTACCACCACCAACGCACACTATCATGCTTGTAAATTGGTCAATTTATAATGTAACCTTATTTAATAGGATAGATCAAAATTTGAATAGAGACTTAATGGCTAGAGGTGATTTATCTGGTAGAGATACCGTTTACTTCAATGTTGATGAATTTGAATATACAGTTAAAAAGCATCCTATTTTTGGTTTTTATGATTGGAACTGGCAAGGTGTTCGTTTAGCATTATATGACAATGGAGTTTTAAAACAAACTTATGAAGGACAAACTAAAGAATTTTACATAAGATACAAAGCAAATTAGAAAACCACTTAAAAGAAATAACAACATGAGCAAAATAACACTTTACGAAATCGAACTAAAGAAAAACGAGTTAATGAAACTGCGTGAACTTTACAAAGGGATGACCTTTGACATGAGAAAATTAAGTCAAAAAATCAACACCTTAAACAACCAAATTAATTCATTTGATAAAATAGTAATTCCATTTGAGATTGAAGAACTTAAGAAAATGGTAAACGGATTTCATGGAGTTGACATAGACACCAAATGTCGCAAGCATGAATTTAAAATAGCCAGAATGCAGTATTATGCAATCTTAAGAACATCTACTCATTGGTCTTTAAAGAAGATTTGTAGCACATTAAGACTTAATCAGGACCACGCAACCCTGATAAATTCTTTAAACAATCATACGGACTACATGGATACGGATAAATACTATTTTCATCAATTCTGTGAACTCGTAAATCAAATCAACAATGTCGAACCAATTACCACAAATAACGATTAAGTATTCTAAAGGCTTAGAAAGTAGCACTCAGGTAATTTTAGAAAAGGATTATTACAAAGCGAAATCAAGACTTGAAAAATTAGGATATAAAGTAGAAAAACTATGAAAACCTGCAAAATATGTCTTAAAGAATTTGAGCCAAGTAAACCTTTACAAGTTACTTGCTCTTATTCCTGCGGTTTAGCTTATGCCAGAGGATTTAACAAACCTAAAAAAGCCATCCCAAAAGTAAGTAAGAAACGAAAACAAAAGGATGAAATCTATTTAGAACTTAGAAAAGACTTTATGTCGAATCATGCTAAATGTGAGATATGTAATTTTAATAAGCCAACGGACGTACACCATAAACACATAGGGGCGAATCGAAATAAATACTATTTAGAAGTTGATACATGGATGGCACTTTGTAGAAATTGCCATAACGATGTTCACGACGGGCCACATAGAAGTCGAGAGTTAGGATATATCCTTTAAAAATAAAATTTGTTACTTTCAAGAATTAAATTTAATATTGTAAAACATTATGAGCGAATTAGTTTATAAATACATTGACACTTTAGTCGACAAAATAGCCACCAAAGAAGGCGGTTGTTCTCGAAATAGAAAACCTGAAAAGGTTGAGTTTTGGATACACCGACCAAACTACACAACAGTAGTAACGGTATCTTATAAAGAGTTAGAGAGGTGTATGATGTTAGCGACTTATCCAGAACACTTAATCAAGTATATTGGATGATAAGTTCAACATATTAATAAGTGAACTTTTCAGTTCTAAACTCTTCAACGATATGTGTAGAAGGTACGGACATAACAACCACCAAGATTTAAAGTCTGAGATACTTTCGATACTTTTGGAACTGCCTAAAGATAAAAAAGAACGCATAGCCGAGAATAATTATTTAACTCCTTATGCTTTGCAGACTTTACGCTTTCAAGTTAGTACAAGGAATTGGACTGCATACCGCAAGAAGTTTGGTAACCGAGAAAATTTAATCCTATCCGATACATTTGAAGATTATGATATTTTTGATGACGAATACTTTGAAGACGGGATAGAACCTGAGAGAGTAGTTAAGAAAATTGAAGAGGATATGATTGACCAAAATAATAAATACTTTTATCATTCAAGACTTTTGAACGAACTTATCATAACTGGAGTAAACACTAAACAATTAAGCCGAGAGATAGGGATTCCTTACACATCAGTTCGCCACGCAATAAAAGAATATAGACAACACCTTAAAGAATGGTTAAAATAATTTATATCAACGAAAAGGATTCAGGTATCGGCTACCATCGTTTGCAAGTTCCGTTCGCAAATATGGACGAGGATTATAAAGACTTGCATATAATGGGAAGCAATGCTTTTACTTTAGACTTTCATCCGAGACAATTTGATATCGTAGTTCTTAATCGAATGTACAAACATGACGAGGATTATCTTTTAAAGGCCAAAGAAAGTGGGTGCAAGATAATTTTAGATATTGACGATTGGATTGAGTTGCCAGACTACCACCATAAGGATGGCGTTAAAGACAAGATAATTGAGAAAAGGATATTAGATGCCATTGGTTATGCCGATGTTATTTGGACAGCTTCTGAATATTTGAAGGAGTGTTTAAAAGACTACTACGAAAACATCGTATACATACCAAACGGCATAGACTTTAAACAACCTCAGTTTATACCACAAAGAAACAAGCAAGACAAATACACAATAGGTTGGATAGGTGCAAATAATCATCACTTAGACTTAAAGAAGTTAGCTGAGCCATTCAAAAAACTTTTAAAGAATAAGAACCATAAGCTTCTGCTTGGTGGTTATAATGACACCTCACCAGAGTATTACGAGTTGATTGAAAGTTTCTTTACAACAAACGGGCAAAGACCACCATCACAATATTTGAGAGTTGAGTGGATGGATATTCGCAATTACGCTTTGATGTATAATTTAATGGATTGCGCTCTTGCTCCTTTGAGTAGTGACAAGTTTAGTTTATGCAAATCAAACATTAAAGTTCTCGAAGCAGGAGCGTTCTCACTTCCGATTATTTGCAGCAATGTAGCCCCTTACAAAGAGTTTATCGATAAAGGGTTAGTACTTACACCTAAAGGGGATTGGGATGGCACTATGCGAGGTTTAATCAGCAATCCGATAAAAGGTATTCAATTAGGTGCAAAGCTTCACGAATACGTTAGAGAGAATTACGATATTAAAAAAATAAATAAATTACGTTATGAGTCTATTATCAGCCTTATGGATTAGTGGATTAGCTTTAGGCTTCCACGAGTTCCTCACTTACCTTATCTCAAAGTTCCCAAATCGGAAACTTAAGAAACCTTTTAGTTGCCCGACTTGTCTTTCTTTTTGGTTCGGGTTAATAAGTT